GTATATCCAACTATAGTATCTTCAGCTGTGTTATTAGCTATTGTTACCGCATATGCTGCAACAGTAGTCAATATGAACTTAACATTCCATCCTTGGTCAACTGCACTAACTAGAGGTAGAGTAATCTCATATGCACTAGCTTGATTTATTCCAAACACTTTTCCAGAATCATTAGAATCTAATGTTCTTGCTGCTGAAATAACCTCAAACTTAGCGTTAAGACCTCTATCGCTGGCACTACTATTATTATTTAGAAAATCACTTCTCATTATAATGCCTCCTCAAAGTTAAACAACGCATGTGTTTCTGGAAGAGAAATTTCAAGACCTGCTTCTGTTAAAATCAAGTCTTTACGTAAATCTTCATCAGCTTGTTGCACATTCGTTGTAATTGAAGTGTCTCGATTAACACCATTACCGACAAGAGGACGATATGATACATGGTCTAAATCAACCATACACATATACTCACCAAACATTCCTCTAAACAATGGCTCACGAACAAGAGATAAATCACCATGAACAGTTTCAACCTTCATAATCTTATGCCCAAATGAGCCACTACTAGATTGGAAATTATATCTTGATGACTGTGTTGATGAACCTGGGATAGAATCGCCAATAAAGCCAGCTCCATCTCCAAGTTTATTGAACAATGAAATAACAGGCAATGAGCATAATGCTAATTTACTTGTATTTCCACCTCTTGCTGGGTCAAACACTACTTCGAAATCTTTTAAAAGATTATCATAAGTCAATGAGCCAGCACCAACTGATTTCATATAAGAATATCCTTCATTATATGAAAGTTGAGTACCATCAGCAGCATAATTAGTTTGACCATTTTGGACAATATGTCCTGTAATGCCTTCTGTATAGTTTACACCACCAGAAGATGCACGTTGACCAAATAACATTGCACGTTCAATATCAACTTTATGTTCACGTAATTTAAGATTCCAAATACGTTGCCATTCATCAGCATACCCTTTATAAACAGTTGCACGAGCAGTATTGCTCATTTCACAAGCTGTCTTAAAAATTTGGGTATAACCATAATCGTGGTCAAGTTCTTGAGACCATACATCTGGTGAACCAGAACCTTCTTTATATGCTGTTCCAATAACTGTTGCCTTAGCTGAAGCTCCTGGGTCAGCATCTGTACCTGGGTTAGTTAACCATTTAATATCAATGGATGTTGATGAATTAACTGCTGTGATTACTGCATTTGCATGATTAATTCCATTATCATCAGTTCCAACTATAGACTCAACAGATATAACCATTCCTTTGATAAGCCAAGATTGAGCTGCTGATAAAGTTGCTGAAACTGTAGCACCTTCACTTACTGCTGCAAGGTTTGTACTAATCACAAAACTTCTGTCAGTATAAGCCATCTTGGTTCGGTCTTCTAGGAATCGAAATTGAGGGTCTGTTGTTGGCACTTTTCCTACTTTTGATAAGTATGTAAAAAATGGGGACTCTTCTGGGGTTAGGTCAGCGATTCTATCGCTAAAATCATATAATCGTCTTGTACCTTGAGATAAGCTTAAAGCTGTTCCCGACCCAGGAGTTGCGACATTTACTACACCACTATTGTAATTTGCCATTACATTTCTCCTTTATTTATTTTAAAACATTTGAACGTCCCCCAGCATTAACAATTGAATCCCACATTGCATCAGCATCAGACTTTGGCATTTGAGGCTTTTCACCTTGCAAAATACCACCGACTTGCTGAGGTTGACTTTGTACATTACGTACTTGGTCAAGTGGACTTCCTTGTTCTTCTCTTGCTGGAGCACCTTGAACAGCTTGCCACATTTTGATTACGTTATCCAATCCATACTCAGATGGGTGTTTGTCTGCAAAATCAAAAAACGATTGAACTTGTTCATCATTCATTCCTTTTGCTTTAAGTTGAGCATTTAAATTAGCTCTTCCACTTTCTTGACGAATACCTTGAGTAGCTTCTTGAACTGCACCATTAACGGTTTGCTGCATTTCTTGCATCCTAAATTTATAAGATGCAGATGTCGGGTCATTATAGGCTTCCCATGGGTCAAACTCATCAGGCTTAAGAGCAACTTGTGGAGTAGCATCTGGTTGACCGTTCACTGCGCCTTTGAGTTGCTCAATGACGTCAGGTCGTGATTCCAAGAATTTGCCAACTTCTTCATATTGCTTTAGTGTCTGATTTTCACTATAGAGCTTATCCTTCTCAGATTGAAAAAACTTTGCTTGTTGTTCCCAATCGACAGGAGTCTCCTCGTGTGCTTGTCCTTCATCTTGCCCTACAAATTCTTCGGCTTGACCAAGTTCATCTTGTACCTGATTTCCTAATTCATTTGCGTCCATTTTACTTATCTCCTTATTTACTATCTCTCTTACCCTTTTGAGTCTGACTACGTTTCTCTGCCTCTGTGGCTAAACGTAATTTCTCGGATTCGAGTTTAACAGCGTTTGAAAGTCTTCCGACTTGTAATTTTTGGTCTGCTTTGCTTGATGACTCTGTTTCTTTAAGTCGTCCCTTAAACTTCTCGACCTCAGCAGCTTTACGGAGATGTACTGCTTCTCGGTCTCTAGTTTGTAAGTCACCAGATAATTTTTTAATTTGCTTTTGAGCACCTTCTAATTGTTGTTGTAATTGTGCAATCATATCAGTTCTTTGTAATACACCTGCTTTATCAAAGATATCGGTCTTCTTGAGTGCTTCAACTTTATCAATCAACCCTGCTTGATATGCTTCCATATAAATATTCCATTCACCCCATTTATTTGATGGCATAGTAGAATTACCAATAACACGAATATCAAATTGACCAACGGATACATCATTTTCAATTGATTGAAGTTCCATAGTCTTATCATCATATAATCGTTTATTGATTGTATATTCGTTCAAATCATTATTGGGTTGTACAATTCTAAATGTTTTCTTGAAATTATAATGCGATTTGGCAAGATTGTATATAACTCGTCCAAGTCTTTTCAATGAACCCTCAATATCACGTAATTTAGATTTTGAACGCCTTTGTCCGAAATCTTCAAGCATCATTGTTGCTGATGATGTTTTTGGAGCTACTTCACTATTTCCTTGCATCATCTCAAATATACCCATATTCAAGTCAATATATTTCTCAATCATTGCAGGTAATTGAAGAATTGAACTTGCAAGTGGTTGAGGGGCAGGGAAATGAGGTTCACCTAAAGATGGGTCATATTCAATCGTTGCATTAGGATTTGCCCAATCTTTTTCTAATTGTTCTATATTATCAACCGAACCTTCGGGAACAAGTAATTTTAGTCCTGCCGATGCTTGTGCATGAGATGTAATCAAAGATAATACCTTATTCAAGTATATTTGAGAATCCTTGTTCTTACGAACATCACTCATTGGATAAGGAGTATTAGTCCATATATTTGGTACTGGCACGATAGGGTAAACATCAGTATCCAGTACTCTTTCGTATAAAACAATTTGCCCAATAATACAAGTTAGTTTAATTCTAGTTTGTAATACTTGAGCAATGTCAATCATACCCTTCTCAACTGCTAATTGCATACGTTCATCTTGAAGTAATGCTTGCAGTTTTTCGTCATCAAGAATTTGTTCATCTCCAGATTGCATATCAATAACACGATAATAAGGAACTTTAATCTTTGAGAATGACTCAATTAATCTATACTTCTCTGAACCTTCCCCTAAATCTTTGTCTTTAACAATATCGGGAGTAAATCTTGTTTTTTCTTGAGGTTGAGTTGAACTTGGATAATCATCATCAAGATAAGAATTTGATTCAAGCTCATCAATTAAGGACTTACCTTCTTCATCTTCTTCAGATAATTGTGGGTATAAGTCTTTCAATTGCATCTTTGTCATGATTGTAGATAACATCATTCCAGAAGAGTCATCAAACCAACGACTTCGAGAATTAGGGTCAACTACAACACGGAATGGGTCAACATAGGTAAATTTAACTTCACCTCGACCATAATCAGCCTCAGAGTCTATATAGCTATAAAAATAACCAAGTCCTGTAACGGCATAATCATGAATAGTTTGCTTGAAAGTTTCATCTCCATCTGAGATATCCCAAACATATTCTAAGATTCCCTTCCATACATTAGCCATCCTTGCATCAGAATCTTCTCTACCTGCAGCAGAGAATTTTGGTGGCTTAGAAGTAATAATAGCTTTAAACTGCTCAACAGCAGAATAGAGTCTGTCTAATGCTAGAGAGGATTGATTTCGTTCATCAAGTTCATTTACTTGAGCCTCAGACCAGTGATTCCCTAAATAGAAATCTATGTCTTCACGGGCTTGAACATCCCAATCTTTTCTTGCATCAGACCAACGTCTCCAAAGCTCTTTTATTTCTGTTACTCGAATATCTTCTTGAATCATAGGGGTAAATATACTATAGCTTAGTTGTACAATGCAAATTTATCGTCTTGCACCTGTAAGCCAATCGTATGCCTTTTTAGTTGGGTTTCTGTAATCATTTCCTTTTTTGCCTTTAATATTAGCTTTGCCAGCCGATTTATTGCCTTTAGCGAACTGAGTCGACAGCCAAAATGCATCAATACAATCATCATGAGAACCCTTCGGAAAGTCTAAAAGTTCCCCCATAAATTCATGCATATCTTTTCTCAAATGTACAGCTCCCTGTCTAAACTTGGGTTGAAGCCCTTCAAAGAGTCTATCCTTCTTCTTTTGGTTGCCGTACCCTTTAATTCCTTTATTTATACCAGGAATGAACATTCCTCGTATTTTACTTTGTTTTTGTACATAATCTCTAAGCATTTCCTGATATGCAATTGTTTCAATATTTACTCTTTTGACTGGCGAGTATCGTTTAACGATTTTAAATATCTCATCTGCACAGTCCATTGGCAAGACTCTTTTACGCCAATATTCAATAACATAGTAATCAAAGTCTTTAGTAACGCCAATAACCATAATAACACTAAAGTCATTACGTATCCCAAGCGTTGAAGCTGGGTCAACACCAATGTAAATATTGACAAACTCTTTACTATCGTCATCAAATTGGATATACCAACTTTGAGCTTCTTCATTAAACTTGCAATGTCCTTTATATAGACCATCCGTAATATCTCCTTCGGTAAATATTTCATCTTCGGGTGATTTTGCTTGATTCATATATTCTTGATAGAATTTAGCAGGAGTTCCCGAATCTATATAGAATTGTTTCTTTTCTTCTAATTTTTTAAGAGGATAACGTGATGCCCATAATGGAGTGCCATCAGAGTTAATTGCCTTGTATGTAAGTATATCCCATGAGAACTCTTCACCATTTTTCTCTGCAGCTACAGAATCACGGACAAGGTTGTTTAAAAATGAGTCATAATGGACAATCGTTCCATTACACCATAAGAAACCATTTTTATCAAAATCAATGGCTGGATATACTGCTGCTGTTACCCAATTCTTAATTTGCTGTCTTGCTTCAGGAGTTTTGGTATTTAACTCTGATTCAAAGTCATCGAGCACCATTCCAGTATATCTTGTAGAATTTTGCTTTTTACCCCGAAGACGTTGAGATGTTCCCTTGCCAATTATCCTACATCCATTTGTAAGCGTAAATTCATTCTTTGTCCACTTCGTACCTTGCAAATCACCAAAATAATAGTGAATTGAGGGATTGGAGTATATATGATTCATCATCCAACCGAGATTATCTATGGCTTGGTCTTGTGCTTCGCCAATCCATGCAATAAACTCAGGGTTCTCTTTTGTTGCAAATAGCAACCTATGGAGTACTGCCGTGGAAGCCAACGTAGATTTTGCATGGTCTCGTGGCAATACGAGTCCAAGTTGCCGTATATCCTTGTCAAGAAGAAGCTTCCCTACTTCATTATGAAATTGTGGCGTTGCTGAAGCAAGGAAGTCTTGAGGGGAGAACATTTTACCAAAGGCGATGAGGTCACTATACGCCATGTGAAGTATTTCCTCATTCTTTGATACGTCTCCATGTAGGTTTAAGTTTGCCAATTATTTATCTAATAAAAAGTCTAAAGTTCTACTTGAGGGGATTTTTTCACCTGTTTTATCCAATTTCTTTAATGCTTCAAATAAAGGGTCATTTGGAGTTGCCTTCCCTTTGCCTATACCAACTTTACGGAATCCTTTAGATTTTACCCAAGGAGAACGTAAATATGGAGGAATATTAACTAAACCTTTAAATTTATCAGCTAGCTTAAATGCATCTGAGAGACTATTAATTTTTATTCCTCCCCCAACAGAACCCATTACAAGAGATTGTAAGAAGTTTTCTCCAAGCCCAGCTTCTTCAAGACTTGCTATAGCAGTATCAAAAGGCTTACTCTTTTCTTCAAAAATATCATAAACATCACCTTTATCGTATTCCATTCTATTATTCATACTTTCTCCTTTATGGATATGCTCGATACCACAGTAAATTGGGCAATTTGGAATTTTATCATCATTATATGCATCAAATAAGTTTAGAGACGTAAACATTAATATGCCAAGTATCACGTCCCCATTGAGCTACTCTCTTACCTCGAAATGAGGAAAATCATCAAATTTATTATCGTTCACTTCCCAGTCTAAATCCCAGTCCCCTCCCCACCGTAGAGTATAACCCATCCCACGAGCCAACCCAAGCACAAACCCTGCAAAAAGAGTTTGACGCTCTCTGTCATCCCAGTCCACGGGGTAAGGAGTGACATCAACAGCACGGCTAGGCAGAGAATTATGCTTACTGCCAGGGAAACGAAACTTGCTTTTTCCTTCGTCATAATACTTATTCTGCGTTGCTTCACTACGAGTGCCCTCCAATACAGAGCAATCGATATATTTTATTACTTCATTAAAAACTTCCTGTAGTATTGGGTCACAGGTAGCTAATCTCTCTTTAGATTTACTACCAAATCTCGGCATCTACGCTTCTCCCATTTCATCCAACCCATTGATTCCAGTTAAATTATTATCAGTATCAAACATTCCATCACAATGAGGGCACATCCATCCACAACAATAGTCATCTTCGTCCAATAGTCCTACTCGTTGAGTATATTCATCGTTTAAATATAAGGATTTATCACACATTGGGCATAAATCCACTTTACTCTTCGGACTCTTCTCTTGTTGCGTGTACGAGGGGCGTACTTTTCCCATTTTTCACTTCCTCCAGTTGTTCGGGTGTAAATCCAGCGAAAACAGTCAATTGCTCTGTCTTTGTGTCATTTGTATCAAACATTCCAGCAATCTTTGTTAGCGATTCAAGTGAACGTAGCTTATCAGAGTCACGTTCAGCCAAATCAGCGATAGTCTTGTAGCGACCTATAA